TAGGAATCGTTCACCACCCAGAGCATAATGCTCTATAGACGATTACTCGTTATCTTTCACCGAAGCTTAAATGACTTAGCAATGCTAAAAATCATCGCAGCTTCTGAAATGGCAAAAGACGACTAGCCTAACCGATATACTCGGCCACGGCATCAGCGCTACCTAGCTTGTTGGCTAAGTAACCGCAGAAGTAGTCGTTCCATAGATCCTGTGCCTCATTATTGGACAGATCGATGCCCGTAGCAAACCCCATCTGTTTCTGCATCTCTGCAGATAGATGGTACTTGCCTTTACGAACGAGAATAGACGCAAGTCTATCTTCGGCCGTTTTTGCAAGGTTTGATTCGTACATCACGATCATGTACCAGAGGCCCAGTACTCTGGGGCTCCCATGAAAGACGAGCGATCGTCCTTCGACGGTCGACGTATTCACCAACAACCCTAGGGTTGCTAGGAGAGTGCTCTCGGGCAAAGAAGTCCAAGAGCGCGTCGAATCCGTTTCGGTCCTGTCTTTGAGCTCGGTCTTGTGTAGACCAAACTCGGACTTCGTCCCTATGAAGGCGAGAATTCCATCTTTTGATAAGATGTTGTTCATAGCCTCCTGTAAAGGACGTGAGACTGGACCCGCCAGCTTCGTTTCGACCCACAATCCTGAGATACTTTCGTATCTGAATAGGAAGTTGGTCATCGGCTGTTCTTGATGCATACCATAATCCTTTACTGTAAAGATTGTTGGATGTGTCTACTACAGCCTGGCACGAAGCCGGACTGCCGGCGACTACTGTTTTGGGCTGTACAGGGGTAACGTTATATCCCTTGTAAGCCCAGGTGCCACAAGCTTCTCTAAAGTGTCCGTTAACGTAACTTTTGGCTACGTTGACTTTCAACTCTAGTAGCTCCATGGCTCTCAGTACTCGCCCATACCCGTGTGCTGGGACGATAATATCGTCACCAAAAACACGAACATTGGCTGCCAACTCTCGCAGTCGTGACCAAGTAACGCGATCTTTATCGCTCATGGAAGATCCAAGAGCAATACAGAGCATTACTAGGCTCAATTACTGGAAAGGTAGCCGCTGTACCTTGCGCGGCGAACTTCCTTAATGACAGGAAGCCCGGAACCTCAGAGATCTCATCTCTGACGTACCGCGTGCGTGCGGCGTGCAAAGCGAGTAGTACGGACTCATTCGTCCGAAACATTCGCTCCACGGTCCAACACGTAAGACGGTCACTCGCGTCCGATAGATCTATCGTAGCGAGTGAACGATCCAAGGAAGCTCTAAGCGTCATATCGCCTGACAAGTCTTGGCGACGAAAATCAAGAAGCTGTTCTCCGAACTGCTCCTTGCACTTTCGTTTAAACCAAGCCCATATCAGTTGCTGACACCACATATGTGATGCAGCTTCCGACGGG